GTAACAGGAAATATCACAGTATCAGGAACAGTTGACGGAAGAGACGTAGCTGCTGACGGTACTAAATTAGATGGTATTGAATCTGGAGCTACAGCCGATCAGTCTGCTGCTGAAATACGCACACTTGTAGAGTCAGCATCTGACAGTAATGTGTTTACTGACGCAGATCACAGTAAGCTAAACGGTATTGAAGCATCAGCTACAGCCGACCAAACTGCTGCTGAGATTCGTACACTTGTAGAATCAGCATCTGACAGTAACGTGTTTACTGATGCAGATCATAGTAAATTAAATGGCATTGCTGCTTCAGCTACAAACGTAACTAACAATAACCAGATTACTAACGGTAGAGGTTTTACAACTTACACTTCTAACCAAGCTACTAACACAAATAGCAACGTTACATTTGGAACTATTAACTGTTCAAGTCTTACTGCATCAGGTAACGTAACAGCGTACTCTGACTCAAGATTAAAAACTGATATTAGTACAATTAATGATGCTCTTGGAACTGTAGGAAAACTACGTGGTGTTAGCTATAAATGGTTAAGAAGCGGTCAAAGTGACATTGGTGTTATTGCACAAGAAGTAGAAGCAGTAGTACCAGAAGT